GCGGCTTCCGTCCGTTTCCCAGCGCTGCGGCCTCGTCAGCTGTCGGGCTGGATGCCTTGATGACTTCCATCAGGGAATCCACGTTTTCGCTCAAAAGGTCGCCCGCTATATCAAGCGTAGCCTCGGGGTGGTGCTTTTGCATAAACGCCCACATCATGGCACGCATATGCTTAACGCTGACCTTTCCAGTCTCAAACTGGGCAAAAACGGCTAACGCGTCTTCACCTGTCTGATCCTCAAATGAACACATCGCGTTGAAGTCACAGCGCAAGGTGTAGGTGCTACCGTTCGCCTGAACGGTAGCTTCCCCCATAAAACGATTTGCCATTATGCAGCCGCCGCCAGTGCGGCTTTGCCGGTAGCCTTAACCGTGAATGTTGCGGTCATCTTGTCCGTAGACAGTTCCCCAAATTCATAGCCAGTCACGATTCCCGCGAAATTCAGTTTAACGCCGCTTGGAAACAGGATCTGGAAATTGCCAGACTTGGCCTCAAACGCTGTTACCAAAACGTCAGTGGCGTTTGGCACAAAGTTGAGTGTAATGCTGGCCTCGCCGGATTCGGCCATGCCTGCAATAAATTCCATGTATTCATCTGGGCTTTTGAGGTGAGTGGCGTCGATTGTCCCGCGCGTCCGCCCTGGAGGGCTGATATTCGTGACCTCCGCAACCAGTGTGTAAGCGATAGGGTCTGCATCGTCACCGATGGCAAATGATGCATTATAGCCGATGTCGGCTGCGGTTACGGTCATGTCATGGCCTCCAGTTTGTGATAAAGTCTATTTTAACGCGGTAGGGTCGATCCGCCTCGTTACCGCCGCCCTCGCGCAAGTCCTGCGACCCATCGTCAGTGATCGATGAGAAGTTGCCGCCCCGGTATGAGTCCAGCGCCGCCAAAGCCGCGAGTGACAAATTCTTCGCATCCGCGTAGGTATCGCCGTAGCAATCGACCTGCACACGGCCCACAAAAAGGCCGTCAGCGCCTTTAAGGGTGTGGCCGCGGTTGTTGTTGGTGACAGTCATGGCGATGGCGGGCAGCGGCTTGCCTTGCGGGCGTTCGCCAAAGTTAATCCGCGAGGTGGGCGCGAGGTTAGTCACTGCGGTTGCTGCGTGCAGGATAGCGCGAAATGCTTGCTCCATGGCTTATCCCTTCGCCTTTCGCGCGGCCTTGCGATCCGCCCGCGCTATGCTTTTTGACAGTTCGGACCACATTTCATCACCCAAGCGCTTGAGCAGTGCGCCTTTGTCAGCATCCCAAGCCGGTCTGACAAACGGCTGCGGGCCGTGGTTGATGTTGCCAAACTCCTGATTCCACGCCGCCGGATCTGGGCCGGGGCCGACGAACATTTCCACCGATGCCCGATCATCGCGAAACATCTTGCGATGCTTGCCCGCCTGTCGCTTGCTCAGCTTTGTGCTAACCGCAATTGACTCGGCGAGATCGTCACTGGAGGAATCCCCGAGCGGTGCGTTGGAAATCATCAGATCGGCCATTGGCTTCGCCGACTTTTTCAGCGCGCGCCGCAAGACGCCTTTGCCTGCTGATTGCGATAGCTGCTTCAGGGCTTGCTCAAGCTCTGCAAATCCTTCGGTCTTAAAATCCGTCAACTATTATCCACCCGTATCAGCCCGCGCCGCCGCAGTGATTTCAAACGAAACGCGGCGCCCCTTGCCCTCTTTTTTGCCGCTTATGTCGTAAGTAACGCCTTCGCAGACAAGGCGATCTTTTGGCGTGATGCCCGCTGTGAAGGTCGAATGGCGGACAACAAAACGGCTCGTGATGATCGCTGAAACCTCGGACGCGCGGAACCTTTCAGCGTCACTGACGTCTGTTTTCTGCGCCCAGACTGCGGTGCCGTGGTTTGCCCAGTTTTGCACCGTGCTAAACCCATCATCGGCATCGGTGAAGCGTTGGAATTGAACCCGGCGATCCATCGCGCCCGCGCTGATCAAAACAAGCCTCGCGCGGATCTGGACGCGGCAAGCATAAAGGTAAACGCAAGCGATGCAGAATCTGGCTTTTCCTGCGCCGCCTCACGATGTTCGTAGAGGTAGGCAACCATCATTGCAATTCCATGCCGCGTTGTCTGCGCAATGTCAGACGCAGCATCTCCATAGCCAGCGACATATTCAATTTGCAACGCGTCTTCGCGAATATCCATCGCAGGCCAAGAGCCTGTGTCGGTCAGGTACACCTCGCCATTAATCAGCCGATAATTTGATGCGTCCAGCGTTTCCAGCGCGCCATCTAAATAATACTTGATCGAAGTGATCGACTGCGCCGGAGTGATTGGCAAATTTATGGGGCTGGTGGATCGCGCCGGGAATATTGGGAAGAACACCCGATCAACAATTTCTAAATTTCCAAGCGTCAGACGCCAGGTCTGAGAAATCAAAGCATCGCCGGTCACGCCGTCTTTTGCGTCAAAATACGCGGTCGCAGTGGCAACTAGGCGCGCCACAAGCGTGTCTTCTTCGTCGTGGTCAATTCTTGCCTGATCCTTGGCTTCTGCTGTTGTCAGAACCGGCGTGGCCGGTGCCGTGATAAGATCTGAAAACATGCTGTGACCTCAATTTAGTGCCATATTCTTAGGATGTGGGCCAGTTACCCGGCCCATCACCAAAGATTATGTTGCTGCGATATTGGCCGCTGCGTCACCTGTTGGTGCATAGCGTGGGCCTTGCAGCGCCCAAGCACCGGCAACAATTGCGTTTGTGCCTGTGGTGCCCGTCACAACGGCGCGCACGTATCGCTTGCTGCCAATATAGCCGAGCGAACCCTTGGCCAGACCATCATCATCGTCTGACGTGACCTGAAGCCCGGCTTCGAGCCCCACAAGGTCAGCATCAGCCACCGCCGTGAAGTCGGCGCCTGCTGTGGTTGCGCTTTCCTGCACCTGAACAGAAAAGCCAGCCGCCGCCCCCGCGTCCGTAACCACGCCAGTCAAAAACTGGAAAGTTGCGGAGCTGAAGTCAGCCAGATCGACGATATTGCCAACTGCCGGGGTTGTGCCCGACAGGGTTGCCACGATGCCGTGTGCGACGGTCGTGACGGAACGCATATCTTTCATATACATTTCAGTTTCTCCTTACGATGCGCCGAACTTGATCAGCTTGATTGCGTCAAAGTCGGTCACGCCGCCACCAACTCGGGTGAAGAACTTGAACAGCACGTTCGGGGTTTGCGTGAAGATATCACGGACCAACGAAACGGTCGGGCTGTTCACGACCAAGTAGTTGCTGAAATCGCCGACAGCAATTGACAGGCTGTTTGCGCCGACTTCGGGCATGTCGTCTGCGACAAAAACAGGACGCCCCTGAATGGTGCGGACAATCGTTCCATCCGTGTTCAGCATGGACTGGATCAAGTAGCTGCCATCCCCATCCTTCAGCACCGAAACGTCTGCAGCCGTGGTGTTCTTCATCATCCACGATGCGTTGGCCTGATACATGCCCTGCAGGTCATAGAACGTGCGGATCAGCACGTCAGCGGGCCCGGCAGTAGCAAACGCGCCGGAAGCGCCGGTTGCGCGGTATTGCAGGGTTTCAGCAGCCCGATCTTCGTCCTTCGCGTTGTTGTTGCTGTAAGACAAAAACCCCTTCGGACGGTCGACACCGGAACCAGTGATGAAGGATTGAGCCTTGTCGCGCAGAAACTTGTCCTGCACGCGCCCGATCAGGAAGCCCTCGACGTCGTAGTCAGACACATCAAGCAAACGCTGCGGGATGCGTGGTGTGGCGCGCAGATCGTGCGTCGCGATGCTGATCTTGTTGACCGTAGGCGTGCCAGTTTCTGTCGAAGTCGTGCGCTCACCGTCTCCCCAGCCCGAACCGGGCTCGTCGCGCTCAAGGATGATCTCGTAATTGCCGCCCGAAAAGCTGATGCTGGATGCAATCTGCTCAATCGGTGAAGTGCGGCGGCTACGGCTCTGGATGCCCTCGCGCATGCCATCAGAAACCAAAAAACCGCCACTTGCTGCGGTCTGCGTACCCATTGCCTTGATTTCGGCCACACCCTCGCCGTCGCGCAGATATTGCACGAATTTGGTGGCGTATTCGTCATCCTTCTTTTCGCCCGGCGCACCGGGACGGTTCAGCTTGGTTTCCACTTCGACCAGACGGTCGGAGTTGGATTTCTGCTCGGCCTCAAACAGCGCGGACAGGTCAGCTTTCATTTTGGAAAGCGTGTCATTGTCCACAACGTCAGCGGCTTTGCCTTCCAGTTCCTCGACTTTTCCGCGCAGTGCTTCGACGGTCTTTTGAGTCGAGGAAAACAGTTCTTTCACCTCAATCAGGTCAGACATAGTTTTTCTCCTAGTTTGTGTTTTCACCGCGCATCAGCGCGGCAAGCTCAGACAGACCTTCAGCGCCAGCGTCCTGCTTGGCCTTGATGGCTTCGTACCCGCCAGCCATAAGCTGACGAGCGACGGCACGGGAAATCTTAGCGTCCTGCGTAAGAACCCGTTCCATATCTCTGCGCGACATTTCAGCGGCTTTGACCGCATCAATTCTCGCCATTTCATTCATGGGGAAAGTCACCAAGGACACCTCCCACAACTCCGCTTTTTCAATCATGCGCACGCCTTTCGACACGCTGTCTTTGATTGTGCGAAATCCAATTGAAAGCCCATCAAGAGCATCGGCCTTGACCAGCTCGTAGGCTTCCTTTCCGGCTTGGATGGTTGTCAGGAGCTTTCCCTTGACCCGGAGCCCTATTTCGTCTTCGGACATTTCCGTCCAAACACCGATCACAGAATAAGCATCGTGCTGATGCAGCATCTTGACCTTGCGGCCACTGGCAAGACTGTCAGCAAACGCTCCGGCCATGACAATATCGCCGCCAAGATCAACGTTGCCATAAAGTGACCCGTAGCCCTCGATCATTCCGGTCTCGTCGGCCTTCCAATCAAGATCTATAAATTTATATTCCATCGCTGGGGGCTCCCGGTGTCATTGCGCCTTGCGAAACAGTGTTGGCAAATGGCTCGTCAATGGGGTTGAGGCCGACCTCGACCCTAATTTCGTTTTGCGACATCCATGCGGGACCACCGCCCGCGCCAAGCGCCTTCGCGTAGTAATCAGACTGAGCTGCAAAATCGCCGCGCATCAGGTTGCGCTCGTCTAAATCGACACGCAGGCCGCTGTCATGGCCGAGAATGTCGCGCGTTGCGGCCTGCTCCCACCGCTCAATCCAAGGCCCAAGCGTGTGTATGACGTGATTCCTGAACATCTGCTCGGCGCTGGCAAATGTGGCCGCCTTGTCAGCCTGCATCAGCATGATCGGCTGCACCCGAAACACCCGTGCAATTTCCTCAATTTG